CGATTTCCAGCCACCCGACGGCGGCCACGTGATACCAAAAGGCTTGATCTTGGCCGCAGGTCCGCACGAGCCTCGGAATGGTCATCCGTGCCCGGCCGTTGGCCGTGTTCATCGCAGCCCAGCCCCACAGCCGCAGCAGCGAGAAGACGATCTCCTCGACCGGCCGCCCGGTCGTGTCGATCAGCTCCTGCACCTCTGGCTTGTCGGGCAGGCCGATGTCGTAGGCAATCCATTCACCCGCCATCCGCGTCCTCCTCTCCGTCCTCTTCCGCCGCCGCCGGCGTCGCGTCCCACAGCTCCTGTAGCTTCCGCCGCTCTTCCGCCAACGCCTTCCGCCTCGTCGCCAGCTCCTTCAGCAGCTCGAACGCCGCCACCGCCCCCAGCTCCTCGTTGCGGTCGAGGATCTGCTTCTTGATGCCGTCCAGCTCGTGGGCCTGGGCGATGGCGATTAGGGCGGCGTAGTCGGCGGGGAGGGTCATTCGACAGCCTCAAGCTCCAGAGGAGGGCACTCCTGGCGGCGCAGCGGATCGACTTGATTAGCAAGAAGCCCGCCAAGTGAGGAAACAAAAGCAATCAGCGAAGACTCTAAAAGCATTGCACCTTCGTTCGTGAGATTGTCGCGGACAACAACGACCCGAAAGTTTTCCGAAGAAGCCCGCAAAGTCTGGCACCAAGCAGCAAGCCGAGAGCCTTTTGACACGTGGCGTCTCCATCCTCTATCCGCAACCCCCTTGCCTATGTAAAAAGGGAGCGAGCTATCCGACGAATACCACGCATAGACGTAGCGTCCTCTAGGGACTTTTGCGGGTTTTACAAGACCTTGCGGAATCTCTTGCTCGGCGTCTATTTGATCGTTGCACAAAACAGAAACCGCCTTCTGTCGATCAATCAGCGGCTGCGTCGACTTCTCGCGACGAGCCTTATTGGAAGCAATCTGGCACTGCCAGTTGCAATATTTGTGATGTGGATGCTTCTTACGAAATGTCCGCTTGCACGCCACACACTCCGACGTACCGTTGTCTGACACTACTGACCTCCTTGTCTACTTAATTACAAAAGCCGCCAATTTGCACTCGTGGGGAAGTTACGGAATTGTGCTTACGTCAAGGCACTTTGTAATCCGTGATACAAATTGCCTCACTTCGTCGGCACGTGTTGAGTCATCAAGGCAAGTCGATGCTAGCAGCAGGAATCTAGCTATGTCAGGTGCGAGCGAGATTAAAAGGGCGTTTGAGTTTCCGTTGTCGTCGTCGGTTGAGACGACGTACGCAACGTCCGTGCTAATCTCATCACACCAAACGACACGCGCGGAACCTCCAAACGTACTGACGTGGTTATCCCGACATGTTCTCCACCTACGGTGACGCCAATCGGTAGATATGTTGCTATCGCGCGCCATCACACCCTCCCCCCACCCACCACCCGCCACTCCGTCTCGCCCCGCCTGGCGGCCGACATGACCTCCAGCCCCGTCCGCTCGACCTTGCCGAGCCGCTCGAGCCGCTTCATGCGGCGGATCACCTGTTGATCGCTCATGCTGCCGATCCGAGCCGCCAGCTCGGTCTTGCCGGCCGGCCCCGCCGCCAGTGCCGCCAGAATCAGCCGTTCGTGTTCGTCAACTGCCGCGGCCGTCATCGCCTTCCCGGCCGCGACCGAAGTCGGCGGATCGGTGCGACGGGCCGGGGCCGCGTCGAAGTCGAGGAAGTGCTGGCCTTGGTACTTCATGCGGTCACCGCATCGAACAGGGTCTTGCTGTTCTGCTCGTGAACCTTCCGAGCCTTGGAGAGATTCTTCATGGCTTGGGCGTGGTACTCCGGCTTCAGTTCGCAGCCGTAGAACCGCCGGCCACGCTGGAGCGACACGTAGCCCTCGGAGCCGATGCCAGTGAAAGGCGAGAACACCAGCTCCCCCGGATTGGTGTAGAGCCTCACCACACGATCAATCACGCCGAGCTGAAGCGGGCAGATGTGCCGAGTGTCTTCCTCGGAACGAGCCTCTCGCACGTTGAGCGTGTCTGTTTCCTTAATGTCGCCCCAGCAGCACTCCGCCCAATCAATCCACTCGTTCCGAGACACTTCGCCTTCGGAATCGACGGCAATCGAGTTGTCGCCGGGGGCACGGAACTTGATGAGGTAGTCGGCAAGAGCACCACGCTGCCGGGCTCGATCCGACTCAAGCCCCGAGAACTGCAATTCCCGGCTCTTGGTGCGGATCGCCTGCGCCTGCGGATTCTTGCGAATGGCCCAGTCGTACTCGTAGACGAGGCCGGCACGCTCACCCATGCGGATGTTGATCCCGCGGTAGTCGTGCAGCCCAACTTCGCCGCTTCGCTTCAACCGCGGAATCTGCATCACGTGGACGATGCACGCTCGCCCTGGCTTGAGCACGCGACGAAGGCCGGCGTAGAACCACCCGAGATGGAGCTTGGCTTCCCCGCGGAGATTCTCGCTGTTCCCAATGTCCTCTGCTTTCGACGTGTACGAAAACAGGCTCGGAAACGGCGGAGAGAACACGGAGAAATCCACGCTGGCCGGCGGCATCACCTCGAGCATGTGGGGGATGCAGTCGCCATGATGAACGGCGTATTGTTGCTTGTCACTTAGAAGATTCACGGAACATAGCCTCCTGCTCGCGGGTATCGGCATCCACTCGACGCGCCTTCCTCAGCACGTTGTCAACCATCGGCCGTTCGACTTCGGTGATCGGGATATGCACGTTCAATGGCCGCGTCGAGCCGACACGATTGGAACGCTTCACCGCTTGGTAATACTCCTCGTAAGAGTCCTGAAGACCGGAGAAGACTTGCCGAGTGCAGACCTGAAGATTCAGGCCGAAGCCAAGGATCTTCGGCTTGGATATCAGCACCCGAACGCGGCCTGCCTTGAAGTCATCGACAAGCCGCTGACGCTCTTCCGGCGGTGTCGAGCCGTCAATGCTGGCAGCTCCTGGGATGACTTCTGCAAGCATGTCTTGCTCGTCGTTGTACTTGCACCAGACCAGCGTCGATTCGTCCGGCCACGACGCGATAAGGTCGCGGATGAACGCCGGCTTCGTCGATCGGTCGCACTTCGCCATCCGTGACAGCTTGGCCCTGCTCGTGATGCCCCCAAGGCTCGTGACAAACAGTTGGCCCGTCTCGCCTTGGATGGCCTTGTTCTGCTCTGCCGACAGATCAACGTCGTGGATGTGTACGTGGATCGGAGGTATCGTCGAGACGTTGTCTTTCCATCCGTAGGTGCTGGGATCAGTAAGGAAGATGCACCAGTGAGACAACGCACGATAGAACGGACGCAGAGCGTGCGGCTTGAGTTCCCATCGCTCATTCGTCTGGCCGCGATTCACAAAGAAACGAGCCAGAAACGAGTTGACGTTAGGGAACGCGTCTAGAAAGACGGCATGGTTGGCGTACTCGATCCGGTCGTTCGGGGCGGGCGTTCCGGTCAGTGCCAGCTTGTACGGCACTCCGGCTCCAAGCCGCAGACAAACCTGCCCCCACTTCCCGTAGTGGCTCTTCAGCATCGACGACTCGTCAAGGATCAGGCCAGCGAGGTTGCCGTCGGGCGTGTCGTCGCGGAGAGCGTCGTAGTTGGTGATCCCGAGCCTTCCGCCTGGCTTGGTGAGCCACTCGGCGAGGTCTTTTGCCGCGACCTGTTCGACAGGCAGCTTGCTGCCGTAGAACTTCGCCGCCTCGGCAACCGTCTGGCCGACGACCATCAACGGGCATACGATCAGCGTCGGCTTGTCTGGACACGCCTTCCGCACGTGGCGGGCGAACTCCAAAAGCATCAGCGTTTTCCCAAGCCCGCAGTCTGCGAAGATCGCAAACTTCCGCTTTTGAATCGCCGTCCGAACGATGTCCCGCTGGTAGTCGAACAGGCCAGACTTCGCCCGGTATCCGACCGCGGCAGGCTCTTCGGTGTGAATGCCGAGCAGCGAGGCGTACTCGTCTGGAACAACAGCCATACGCCCGTGGATTTCGTACCGCGGGAGCTGCTTGATAGCGATGAACCGACGGTATCCGTCGATGGTGTCGTCGAGATGAACTTCGATATTGCTCATGTGCTCACCAGCCCTTCCGCCTCGATCAACTGCCGGCAGCGGAAGATCAACGCCTCCCGTGCCCCGTCCCGCTCTTCCTTGTCCTCCCCGGCACACCACCGCCGGGCCGCAGCGGCCAGGAGGATGATGTACTGATCCCGCCGCGTCTCGAACGTCTCTTCCTCGATCTCGCCGCGGCTGCACGTCGCCGGCTGACGCAGCAGGCTCTTCTCGCCCGACTTCTCCCGCTCGCGGTAGAGCCGTTGCTTCTCGACCATGCACTCTCGGCAGACCGACATCCGGCCATCCCGCATGCCGCTGGCGACGTAGTAAGCCCCCGCCGGCTTGATCGTGCCGCACTGGCCGCACGCCTTCGGCTGTTCGCCGACCGTCGTGATTCCCCCCATCGACTCCTCCGTGTTTCAAAAACCCCGACGGCGGGCGGTTTTTTCCGTGGCCTTCCCGAGCCAGAAGTGATTCTGGTGTTGGTAAGATCCCCGCCCGCCGCCGGGTGTGTTGCCTAAAGATCACTCTTGATCGTCATCTGCTTTGGCCGGCTGGGACTCGTCGTAAAACCGATTCCTCAACCCTCGGTTCACGGCGTTGATGATTCCGGTCATCCACACTCGCTCACCGCCTTCCTTGAAGTAGACGGACGCCGCCTGGATGTCATTGACAATTGCCACGTAGCCAACCGACATCATGCGCTTGACGAACTTCACGTTGTCGAGCGCAGCGTGTCGCCTCTGCAAAGCAAACATCCCGCGACAGAGATACTCAGGCATTGAGCCGGTTTCACCGCAAAGCTCTTTTGCTGTGAGCATGGTCTTGCGAAAGGACGCAACGTCCTGGCCGGCAGCTTTCACAGCCCAGGCAATCGAACCAAACACGCGAGAAGATGCGTTCTTTCCGATGACCATTCCGAGATCATCCAGAACGTCTTGAACATCCGCTGCCCGTTGATCTCCAGCGACAACCATTGCGCGAAACTTAGCAACAGCCGGAACAGGCTTGCGGAGGGTGTTTGCGTTGAGGAAGCCCTTGGCCTCGTCGCACACTTCCGACACGTCGAAGATCATGCAGGGAAGGTCAGTGATGTCATCCCTTTTCATGGCAGCCGAAACGCGATGCTGGCCATCGATGACGTAGAGAAGACCGTCGGGCCTGCGGACCACAAGAATCACACCGCACCCCATCCACGACCAGTCCTTGGCGATCTCAAGAACTTTCCCGTGAGTAGCGTCTCGCTGATAAGCGAAATCAACACTCAACGCAGCCTTGTGTACCCACGTGAACTCGCCCTTGTCGTCGTTCGACTTCCACTTGTAACGGCTGACTTTGGACAGCCCCTTGTGAGTTCTCTCCTCAGAGGTGCTGTGCCCGTTGTGATGCCCGTTGGCAATGTCCAATGTCATGTTCGCTGACTCCTCGTGTCGATTGATCCCCTAACCCATCCCACCCTGCCGCGTCGAACGGCATCCGGCCCGACTCCGAGGTGGTTGTCGTGGCAGCCTGCGGGAAATGTTCGCTGCCCCACGATCGCCGGCGATGTGCGGGCAAGGTCCGCTCGCTCCTCCGGCTGACGAGCCCAATCCGCTTCCGTGTTCAGCGGGGCCAGGGCGGGCCGGGTAGACCTAAAAGGGAATGTCGTCGGTGCTGCCGGCCTCGTCGCCTCGAGCGGCGGCGACCTTCGCCGCCGGCGTCCTGGCGGCTGGCTTCTTCTCCGGGGCGGCAGCGAAACGCGGGACCGGCTGGAAGTCGTTGACGAACACCCGCGGCTTACCCTTGGTGCCCTGCTTCGTCGTGACCTGCACCTCCATGCCCACCAGCTCGCCGGGGTCGGCGTCGGCCCACGACTCCGGTGAGAACCCGAGGGCCTGGGCCAGCAACGCAGACATCCGTTTGTCTCTCGCCGACGATCCGTAGGACGCCCAAAACAGCGAATAGGGGCCGTTGGGAGCAAACTCCAGATTGAGGAACTCGCCTGGGTTGTCGTCGGGAAAACGGTGCGGACCCTCGGATGCCTTGCGAATCGTCACCGTGTGCGTTCCGTCGGGAATCATCTGCCGATCACCACCGGCCTGACCGCCGGCAGCGGCCGCGGCTGCCTCAAACCCGTCATCGAAACTGTGAACCCTCATCGCGTCTCTCCGGTCTGAATGTCTGGCCTGTACTCCTCACCGACACGGACGATCCGGTCGGCATCACCGTTCAAAATGTCCCGCGTGATCTGAAGAAACTTCGCCGGGCTGATCTGCCCCGTTCGTGCCAGCGGCACGAGGTCGGAGATCCGCTGCACCTGCCGTTCCTGTTCGGCCCCGCGTGCCGCCTGCTTCTTCGCCTGGAGGTCGCGGCCGATCCCGTCTCTGAACGTCATGTCCTCACCTCCTGAAGAGCGATGTCCATCAGTTCGTCCCGCAGTCGGATGATCGCCATCGACACCGGCTGCGGCGTCGCTGACGACTGATACCACCGCTCGACCACATCCCGGCACAGCTCGACGATGTGCGGGGCGTGGATGCGGCAAGCCGCCTCGCCGATCTGCGGGACCAGCGGCTTCCGGCCGTACGTCTCGAGACGCTCGCGGACTCGCTCGGCGTGCATGAGAGCTTTGGCTGTTTGCTCTTCTGACATCAGCGGCCTCCCGCTCTGATCCGCTCCGCCTGGGCGGTGAGGGCCGCCGCCATCGTCTCGACCTTTACCGCCGCCTCTTCGCGGGCCGCTGCCTCCGTCTCGTGCCAGCCTTCGCTGACAGACGTGAGAAAGCTGCGGTCACCGCACGAGTCGGCATAAAGCCTGCCCTCAACGTCCACCGCTTCCGCCGACGTGAGAAACACGTGGACGCCCTCTGCTCGGACATGGTCGTAGACGTTTGCCCTGTAAAGCTTCATGCCACGACTCCTTCGATCTGGGACACCCGAGCCTCGATCGCATCGTCCAGCTTCGCCCGCAGCTCGTCCGACAGCTTCCCGTCGCTGACCGCCACATCGGCGTCGTCGCCGATCCGGCCCAGCTCGTCGACCGTCGCCGCCGCAGCGACACGGTCACGCCAGCCGGGCCGGCGGGCCGGCTCGGCGAAGATCGGGGCCAACGACTCGATCGTCATCGGGACGATCGGCTCCAGGCCGTACCGATTCTTCGCGTCCCACGACGCAGACCGCTCCGTGTGGATGATCCGCTTCTTGCCGCCGACTGCCTTGACGCGGCCGTCGCTTCCGGTGGTTGTCCTCGTCTCAAACGTGCAGAACAGCAGGGCGTCGCACCATTCCTTCAGGAGCGGCGCGACTTGCTTCGACAGCTTCAACTCCCAGCGGTCGTAACCGTCTGTGATGTCCGGCGGGCTGGTGCGAACCACCTTGGAGTGAGCCACAAACACGACGTGAAGCCCAACGCCAACGAGTGCGTCGCACTGCGTCAGCAACTTTGAGAACGCCTCGGCGACGTGCGTGTATCCCTTGCCAAACCCGAAGTCCTCGATGCTCTTCTTCCGCTGTTCCTCGCAGATGCTGTCGATGCACAGCCGCTCGGCCCAGTCGGCGGAGTCGATGACGACCGTCTTGAACTCGCTGGGCTTGCTGCCGATCTCGGCCACGGCGGCCCGCAGCTCGTTCCACGAGCCGATCGAGACGCGGGCAACATCGAGATGATGCGTTCCCTCTTCCGTATCAAGGAAAATGGGAGACGGGAACTGAGAGGCAAGCGTTGACTTGCCTCCACCCTCGATGCCGTACTCCACAACCTTCACGGGCGTGTGTCGCCGCCCTCGTTCGATCTTTAGTGCCATCTCCGCTAACTCCTCTTTGCGTCCCAATCACAGTGCAGCGCCTGGAACCTCTCCTGGCGTCGTCGCATCTCTTCCACCTTCTCCGGCGTCCCCGGCAAAGCTGTCGTCGCCGCCGGCTGAACCACCACCTCGATCTCCCGGCCAACCCCTTGCAGCTCGCAGATCGACTCGACGATCGTGTCGAGCAAGATCCGCGGGTCGCCGGCCAACGCCGCTTCGACGTAGCAGTCACCAGCCAGCGACCGCCCGCCCGCTCGCCGCGGGTCGGCGTAGAGGTTGCCGGTGTGCGTCAGGCGGGCTTGCACCCGTCGGAGCCTCCGCAACCACGCCACGATCCCCGGCCGCACCTCCTGGCGGATTCGCACCCGCTTCTGAACCTTCGCCTCCGGCTTGCTTCGCTTTGCCTTCGGCCTGCAGAGCCGGACGGCTGGCCTGCGTGATCCGGCCGCCGCCGTCCGCGCCGGCAATCGCCAGAACGTCCGCTGCGTGTGGATCAGCCCTTCGCCAGCCATTCGCCGCCCTCCGTGATCCGCCGGCGGTTCCACCGCCGGCGGCTGTCATCCCTGCCTGCCC